CCTCTAACAATTTACCCTGGTAAGCTTCCTCACCCTGGGCCATCTTAGTAGCATGCATCAATTGTGCATCCGACATAGCCATCTTCGTCTTCTGCTTGTTAGCGTATATCTTACTTCCAGCAGAGACGGCTAATTTAATCGCCTGAAACCACATATTAGTAAGCTTTAGAGTTTCTTCTTTTTTCTGCTAACATTCTTTTCTGACCTGGGACTGGCATCTCAGGCTTTCCTGTAGCAATATAATTGAACGCACCGTC